AATCAGCCAATATCACAAAATCCTGCATTATAGCTCAGGGTAGTGACGCCAACACAGTATTTGTAATAAATAATACATTGCCCACACAGTATGTAAAATAAAGGAGCACCATGAGCACTACTGAAATTGAAAAAACCAATTTGGAAGCACATGCTGAGTTATGCGCTGAAAGATATATTAATCTTCAAGATAAGTTGGAAAACCTGGATACTCGGATGGATACCATTGAATGTAACATCAACGAGATCAAGACTTTAGTAAGTGAGATGAAGGATCAACGAAATAAACAATTAATTGGATGGGGAGTGGGCATAATCGGCACTTTGATTGGTGCGGTGAGCTTTTTGGTTTATAATTTAATTAAACTCAAATCATAAAAACCAATAGAGCATGCTAAATACCAGAACAGGAAATATTTAAAATGAAACTAGACGATCTTCAGATGCCCAAAACAGCAGAAGTGATGGCCAATTTGTTAAAAAAGCATCACGGTATTCAGATCCCGGTGGACAAAATCACTGGTGCTCAAGCTGGCGTTATGCTGGAAAATGTTCAGAAAAAACTAAATCAATTTCGTAATACCCACGAAAGTCATGTAGCGGAAAAGAACAGTAACTATCTAGCATTGCTCATGGTGGAACAAACTTTGAAAACTGTGATCAAGGAAGATTCCGAATCACCTGCTAAGATTATTGGAAAAGCTGCTTGGGCAGCCACAAAGGGCGCCGCTGGAAAAATTCGCAGACAAATACCGGGACAGAGTTATGGTACACATCACTTATCTGCCACTGATGTTGTTGATAGGTTCAAAACAGCTCGAGAAAAAGACAGGGGAAGTCAGGCAGTGGCAGGCACTAGGTCAGTTGATGCATTGAATGCCATGGCTAATGCCAGCGACATTGATCCCAGAACCATTCAAAGCATAGTAAAATCAGCTAATCGTAATCCCAAGAAGATTAGTCCCCAGGATGCTGAGATGTTATTGAATATTGTAACTAAAACTCTCAAACAGAGACAACTTTCGGAATCTGTGGATCTCATGGAAAGTTCTGTGGGCGAAGCTGAAGTTGTGTTGGCTGCCAAGGACATGGTAGATCGCTTGCAGGACATGGTGGAAACACTGGGTAAAATGGTAAACGAAGAATTGCCTGCTCTGAGTGAAACAATACGCGACACTATGAGTCCAGAACAAGCTGAGTCATTTGTGACCAGTGCCACTGACGCCATCAATGCAGCATTGGAAAATATCCGCGAAACTAAAAATTCATTGGATTCAGCAACCCGAGCCCTTGCTGGTGAAGAACCATTGGAACCAGAACCAACAGATGATGGCGTTGAGACAGCACCTGAACTGGGCACTGATGAAACAGGATCCGAAGAAGTTCCTGCGGAAACTGAACCAGTAGAAATGCCCAAACCCGAACCCATGGGCCGAGCAAAAAGATAACAAGAGGTAGCGATGCCCACATTCACTCCAGATAAGAATACTCGAACCAAAATTATTGCATTACTCACCTTATGGGGTAAGAATCTGGATCAAAAACATCATCATCATCACGGTAAGTTACATAAATCCAAACTCAAAACACGATATATGATCCAGATGATGAATAACTTACCCGGAGCACCGATTACTTTTGACATTCTAAAAAAATACTGGGAAAATGATTCAGTTATCCAGAGTCGCATAGCTGACCTAAACAAAGACACAGTTACATATAATACAGGTGAGCAGGATCAAGTACCTGAAACAGAACCCATTGAAGAACCAGATGCTTCTGAAGTTCCAGCTGAACCCGAAATGGTCGAACCAGAACCCCAGCCTGAACCTGAACCAATGCCACAGCCTGCTGCTCCTGAGCAACCAGAAGACACGTTGCCTGGAAGTCGTTCTATTGTAGCACAGATGGCTAAACGTGCCAAAGGCCGTGCTATGAGATAGTTAGTAAGTATGTTATAATAAACATTATTTAGATGATTATTAATAAGTTTGACTATCACCATTATGAACGTGAACATTCAGATGGATCCAGAAAATACATAACTCCCACTGGGAGATTATACAGTGTTACCACTATATTGGAAAAAACCAAGCCAGACGAGCAAAAGCGGGCTCTTATGGAGTGGAAACGACGTGTGGGCGAACAGCAAGCTCAACAAATCACCACTGAAGCAGCCAATCGAGGAACCCGGATGCATCGGTTTCTGGAACAATATCTCACTGAAGATACAATTCGTGATCCTGGGTCTAACCCTTATAGTCAACAAAGTCATCGCATGGCTAACTTGATTGCCGAAAAGTATTTGAAACCCAATTGTGGTGAAATTTATGGCAATGAAGTAAATTTATATTACCCAGATCTGTACGCTGGCACCACAGATTGTGTAGCTGAATGGCAAGGACAGTTAAGCATAGTGGATTTCAAACAAACCAACAAACCCAAGAAAGAGTCTTTTATAGAAGACTATTTTAATCAATTAGCAGCGTACATTTTAGCACATGATTATTTGTTTGAAACTAATATTAAAACTGGTGTGATTTTGATGTGCAGTCAAAACTATGAATTGCAACATTGGGTTATAACCGGTGATAAACTTGAATATTATAAAACACAGTGGGCACGCCGCGTTGAAAAATTTTATCAATTAAACACCAGTCTCAGGTAATGAACAATTTTTATGATATCTATTAAAAATTCTTTTGTTAATTATTTTTTGACAAGATAAACAGCAAATCAGTGGTTGATTTTTTTGCATTAATGAAAGATTTTGTTTGTGCTCGCTGCTACATTTCTTTCCAGTTAATGATTCAGAATTTGAAAAATACAGTTTGCTTTGGAGTGAGCGAGTAAATCAGTTTTATAGCTAAATAAGACACAAGGACAACAACATGGCTGTAACTCAAATTTCCAAAATTCAGGTTCGCAGGGGCAGACAGGAAAATCTGCCACAATTGGCAGCTGGAGAACTGGGTTGGGCGATAGATACCCAACAACTTTATATTGGTAATGGATCTTTTGAACAAGGTGCTCCCAATGAAGGCAATACCGAAATTCTCACAGAATTCAGCAACACTGGCGCATCTTTTCAAACTCAAACTTTAACTGATGATACTTCATCAGCCACTGAATTTTACAGTTTTAACAAAACTTCCTATCCGGCTGGTGTTATAAATTACAGCATTGTTCGTGATGGGGTATATTTGACGGGTGATATTCAGTATGCATACGATGGTGTAATTGCTGACACGATATCCATAACCAATAGTTCCACTGGTGGTTCACTAGGCATAACTATTAGTGCGACGGTATCTGGAGAACTCATTGTGATTAAATACACATCTACCAGTACCGGATATGATGCTTTAATCAGATTTAGGAAAATCAATTACTTTTAATCTATGTACTGGTATGCACCCATAGAACAAAAAATTCTGGAGTGGAGAAGATTTCGGAAAAATCTTCACACATATGAATTAATGGAATACAGATTACTGACTGTGCAACAGTGGTGGTTGAATGCACCCACTAGGCGTGTGAGTCTGCTCAATGATGACCACACTCGATGGCCCAGTCCTTGGCAGATTTTTGATAACCTCAGTTATTGTGATTTGACCAAAGCTCTGGGAATGTTTTATACTTGTGCTTTGTGTCCAGATATACGAAAACACGGGGTGCGGTTGAAATTACTATATAACATAGCTGGCGAAAGAGTCAGCATAGTTGATATAGACAATGGAAAATATGTTCTTAATTTCAATGACGAACAGATAGTAAATACTGACTCCATAAGCATTGAATATCAACTCAGCACTGAATTAATACCAGAAAATTTTAAAACATTAGAATAGCAAGGCGAATCAAATGAGTCAAATATATGTTACCAAACGTGATGGCCGTAGAGAGCCATTGGATCTGGAAAAACTACATCGTGTGGTTTTTTGGGGTTGTGAGGGAATTACCGGCGTAAGTCCCAGCGAGGTGGAAATTCGAAGCAGTCTTCAATTTTATGATGGAATAAAAACCACTGATGTGCAGGAAATGCTAATCAAAAGTGCAGCTGACCTGATTAGCGAAGAATCACCAAATTATCAGAATGTGGCTGGTAGACTGATTAATTATCATTTGCGTAAAGAAGTTTACGGTCAGTATGAACCCTGGCACATCAAGAAGATTGTGCAACAGAATGTTCAGATGGGATTTTATGATGCTCAATTGGTATCTGCCTATTCAGATGAAGAGTGGGATCGAATCAATTCCATGATCCGTCATGAGCGTGACAATGACATGGCCTATGTGGGTATGGAGCAGATGCGTGGTAAGTATCTGGTACAAAATCGTGTAACCCAACAAATTTACGAAACACCGCAGGTGTGTTATATTCTGATTGCTGCGACTCTGTTTCAGAACTATCCTGCAGAAACTCGTTTGAACTGGGTTAAAGAATATTACGAGGCTATCAGTACTCATCTGATCAGCTTGCCCACGCCAGTGATGGCTGGAGTGAGAACCAACCAGAGACAATTTAGCAGTTGTGTGCTGGTAGAAACCGGTGACAGCTTGGACAGCATCAATGCCACCACCAGTGCTATTGTGAGATATGTGAGTCAAAAAGCTGGTATTGGTATTGGCGGTGGACGTATTCGAGCACTCAAGTCGCCCATTCGCAATGGTGATGCTTATCACACGGGTGTTATTCCCTTCTATAAGCTGTTTCAGAGTGCAGTGAAAAGTTGTTGTGTGACTCCTGAGACATGGGTAGAAATTTTAGATGAAGGGGATGATAAAACTTAGAAAGTAACTTCCTTTTCGTACCGAACCTATAAATAATGAAAGGAGGTGTACGAAATGGTTGATTATTTAAAAGAATCATACGGTGGAGCTAAAGCTAATATTTTAGAAAATTCAGCCTATTATTGTTATACAATTTTTGACAAGGAAACAAAAAAGTATTATTCCGGATCCCGTGGGGTAGAAGGTAGCTCAACACATGATTTATTGACTCGATATTTTACTAGCTCAAGCGTAACAGATTTCAAAAAGAAGCTCAAGGAAAAACCAGAAATGTTTTTGTATGAAATTGAATATTTTCAATCCAGAGCTGATGCATTTGTTGCAGAAAAAATATTTCACGATAAATTTCAAGTAGGTAGAAATAAGAGATTCTATAATTCATTGATGGCAGGGAATACCAAAAACACAAATTGTGGTGCTGGATCTGTTTTGTGTAGAGACCGAAATAACAAAATATATAGAGTTTCCGTTGATGTGTATGCCATTGGCGAGCATACCCATGTTTGTGCTAATAAAATAAACATTCGAACAGAAAATGGCATAGAGCAAATTCCCAGAGATGAATTCAATCCAGAAATACATTCAACACAATTCGAGGATCACGTGTTAGCATTGAACACCGAAACAGGGAAAAATTGTAGAATACCTAAAGAATTATTTGAATCTAGCGAAAGGTATGTTGGTATTACTAAAGGCATGGTAGCAGTACACGATAACGTTTTGAAAAAGAATTGCCAAGTGCCAATCAAAGTATATCGTGAAAATAAAGATAGGTATGAAACCTGGAGTAAAAATCATGTCATTGTTTATGATAAACTGACAAATGAAAAAGTAATTCTATTTTGTGATCAGTATGACAAAACAAGATATCGTCATTCAAATGAAAAGAAAGTAACTGTTTACTCTATTGAGGATAAAAAACACGCAAGAGTAACTTCTGATGAATATTGGCAAAATAAATCAAAGTATGCCAGAACCAATGTAAAACATTTTTTCAGATTGGACGGTATTTTGTTTTTATCAAAAAAAGATCTACATAATTATTGTTTGAAAACCAGAAAGTGTATATTACAATGGGATTCGATACTAGAAATTCAAAAAAAGATACAAGATATAGAAGTTATTTCAAGAGAAGACTTTGAAAATGAAAACTAAAAAAATTCAAATTGCAGACCTAAAAGTGGGTGATAAAATCAAGACCAAATCAACAACCGGTGAAATCATCTTTAGATTGGTAACAGATGTCATGCACACCATTGTTGAAGAAGAAAACCAAGTTAGATTGGAATTTGAAAATGGTATTGTTCTAAATTGTTCAATCAATCATCCCATTATGGTTTTAGAACAACATACTGGTGTCTATATTGAAAAATTGCCCTTGCTGTTATCACAGACTGATCTAGTTATCACTGAATCCGGATTTACTCGAATTCTGACCGCGGATACGAATCAAAGAAATAATGTGAATTATATTGATATCACTGTTGAAGATACTCATACATTCTTTGCGTCAGCATTTGAAGAAGGTCAAATGATACTGACCCATAATTCACAAGGCGGAGTCCGCAATGGTTCAGCCACACTGTATTACCCAATCTGGCATCTGGAAGTGGAAGATCTGTTGGTGCTTAAAAACAACAAAGGCACAGAAGACAACCGAATTCGTCAGATGGATTACGGTGTGCAGTTTAACAAAGTGATGTATGAACGTTTACTGAGCGGAGGTAACATCACACTGTTCAGTCCCAGCGACGTACCAGGTTTGTATGATGCATTTTTTGCTGACACAGAGGAATTTCGTCGTTTGTATACACAGGCTGAAGCTAACCCGGCCGTCAGAAAGAAAACTGTGAAGGCGTCAGAACTGTTCAGTCAGTTTGCTCAGGAACGCAAAGACACTGGCCGCATATATCTGCAGAATGTGGATCATGCCAATAGTCACAGCCCATTTGACCCTGCTGTTGCACCCATCAAACAAAGTAATCTGTGTCTAACCGGTGACACGCTAATTGATGTTCAATACCCCACCGGCAAACAGGAACAGATAGATTTACAGAGTTTTGTGGAACGGTGGGAATTGGGTGGCATGAATGGTGTTAAAGTTAAGAGTTATGACTCAAATACTGGCCGTATTGTGTGGTGCGATGTATCCGCAGCAGCCC